AAACCTGTTTACCTAGACTGCACAACGCTAGTCGATTCGGCTGACCTGTTTATGGTGAAGTATTCAGATGACGGTAAGACATTCAAGACCGTACCGCTCGAAGACCTTGGGATGCACCTGCCTGACCAACCCATCATCCTCATGCTAGACGAGATCGGTAAGTGTAACCGCTCAGTAATCCTAGCCTGTAACCGCATCATGCTCGAACGTAAACACAGCGGGTACGAACTGCACCCTGACAGCATTGTGTTCGCCACAACTAACAAGGGCACAGAGGGAGTGGGCGACCTGCTACCTGCACATACACGTAACCGCATCACAGTAGTTAACATGCGCAAGCCCGACAACATGGAGTGGATTGAGTGGGGTATCAACAACGGCATCGACCCTATCCTACTTGGTTTCTGTAAGGAGCACCCCGAGCTATTCCACAGCTTCGAGCAGTACGAGAACCCAGACGAGAACCCTTACATCTTTCACCCACGCAGTGCACGAGCTGCTTTCTGGACACCACGTTCTGGCGAGAAGTCTAGTGACATACTCAAACTGCGCCACTTACTAGACGACACACAGCTCACCGCTGCGCTCATTGGTACGATTGGTGACCGCACTGCGCTAGACCTAGCTGCCTTTATATCCCTAGCTGACAAGGTACCAACCCGCGATCAGATAGAGACCGACCCGATGAATGCGCCTATACCTGACAGTCCGGCTGCTGTGTGCATGGTGGTGTACCGAGCATTGGCAACTATTGAACGCAAGTGGGTAGACCCTTGGCTGACTTACATGAACAGGTTATCCAAGGAGGCACAGGGTTTGTTTGTCAATGGCGTACGTGCACCACAGTACAGCCGACGTGACTACGTAGTGCAGAACAAGAAGTTTCAAGACTGGTGCATGGCTAACAACTACATGTTCAGTGCTGACAAATAGGAGAACGAATCATGCTAGCAATCAACACACAACTATCCGCCGAGCAGCGGCTATCTAAGAACATCACGCAGATCATGGGCAACCCGAAGTACGTGGCGCTCGCAGGTGTACTAATGATCGGTGAGAAGGGTATCAAGGACGACTGCCCAACTGCTTACACTAACGGACGTGATGACTACTATGGTCGTGCGTTTGTCGATGGACTGGCAGACTCAGAGTTCCGGTTCCTTATCTTGCACGAGACATACCACAAGCTGTTCAAGCATCTCACTACATGGGAACACTTGTACAAGGACGACCCAAAGCTAGCCAACATGGCGTGTGACTACGTGATTAACCTGATGATCGCTGACGAGAACCGTGACATGTTTGCGGTGATGCCCAAGGACGCAGAGGGTAACGCGATAGGCTTGCTCGATGAGAAGTTCCGCAACATGGACACAGCGCAGGTCTACAAGATACTGAAACAAGAGCAAGAAGAAAAAGGGGGCGCTGCTAGCAGCACCCCAAATGAAGGTGGTGGGCTAGACGAGCACGACTGGGAAGGTGCGCAGGAGATGAGCGCAGACGAACAGCGTGAGCTAGCACAAGAGATCGACCAAGCCGTACGCCAAGGTGCGCTGACCGCAGGTAAGGTAGGTAGTGGAGGCAACCGAGCTATCGACCAACTACTACAGCCCGAGGTTAACTGGCGCGAGGTGTTACGTGAGTTCATTACGGAAACGTGTCGAGGTAACGACGACAGCACATGGAGACAACCTAGCAGACGACACCTAGCGATGGGCATGCTTAGACCAAGCGGTATCACAGAGCGAGTGGGCGAGCTAGTCATTGCCATAGACACGTCGGGTAGTATCGGACAACAAGAGCTGACCAAGTGCCTGAGTGAGATCAAGGGTGTGTGCGATACAGTAAGACCCGAATCCGTTCGCATACTGTACTGGGATACCAAGGTGTGTAGTGATGAGCTATATGGTGATGTGGTGGGCGCCAAGGCTTCTCTCGAACAACTTACACAAACAACCAAGCCCGCAGGTGGTGGGGGTACGATGGTGCAGTGTGTACCTGACTACATACGCGACAACAACATCAACGCACAGGCAGTGATCGTGCTGACTGATGGCTATCTAGGTGGTGACTGGGGTGCATGGACTATGCCCCTGCTGTGGGGAATCCTAGACCACAAGAGTGCCCGACCCACCATCGGTAAGACGTTACATATAAACCTATAACTAACAGGAGCTACACCATGAGAAACCACATAGAAAAAACATTCGGATTTGACGCATCACTTAACCGCGAGATGGAGATAGACAACTATTCTCCACGAATGGCAACGGAGTTAGTTGCGTTACAGAAACGTATTAAGAAGTCTCACCCATTCGCTAAGTTCAGGCACACCGCAGACGATGCGTTAGCTATACACCTTAGCCCACAAAGTATGTGCTTCGATGCCAAGGTATCGTGGGACACGGACGCCTACATAGTTATGACTGTAAGCACCTGCCGCGAACGCGAAATCTCATACGACGACACCGATAAATACGGCATAGCCTACAGTGATAGACGTTTCACTAGCATAACCAAGACCCTAGCCCGAGCGACTAAGCTAATCAAAGATACCAAAAGCGCGACAGGTGAGCGTGTGTTAGAGAAAGTTATGCAGGGGACCATACCCCCCTATGTTCGAGGTCTTAAGCAAGCACAGGAGAAGTTAGACGAACTCCAGTCTCGAGTGTTCAGCTCAATGAGAAATTCCCTAACCAGTGATGCGCTGCTCGAATATTCCTTAGCTGCTATGGAGCGACGCCCAGTACGTGCTGACATACGGCACCAAGTTGAGGACTGCACTAACAAGTACCTAGAGGCTAAGAAAGACTTGGGTGCTTCTATTGCTGCGTGCGATGGACTACAGACTCTTTCTATATATAAGCTAAAGAACATAGATAAGGTGTTCTTTCACTACCGAGACACTACCGCAGGTGAGATGCAGCGCATCAAGCACGTAGACGACGTAAACAAGTTACCCCAAGAAGTTCTGGCTAAGCTGTCTGTGCTGCAAGCTACAGGTATAGATGCGATGGATAGTGTAGGGTATTCGTATGAGACTAAGGTGCTGACTAGTATTGGCTGCGTGACGAGAGACGCATACGACTATGACTTTGTTGAAGACGCTATGTGTGTATACATCTCGCCCGAAACAATGACTGAGGTAGAAGCTCTTGTCGGATACTAACGCATCACTGTCACCAGACAAGTATACCTATCGAGTCGAATTCGTTGGGGATACAGCTAGAGTGCAGTGTTTTGGTATACCCATACACGCATGCGCAGAGTTCGAAGAGGAGACAGTGTTACCTATTGTTGAGCTACCCGACTGGGTAACGCGACGTGTTGCTGTACTGTGCACCATGTCATACGAACCACCTACCGAGTTTGTTAATAAGATCGGTAGGAGGATGGACAAATATGTTTACTGGATATTTTACGAAGGAGAAGACGATGGCACTGACACCGGAAAAGAAAGTTAAAGACCGAGTGGTAAAACAGTTGAAGTTGTTCGGAGATTCTGTATATTATTTCTTTCCTGCAACAGGTGGTTACGGGCGTAGTGGCGTGCCCGATATTGTAGGATGTTTCAATGGTAAGTTTTTTGCAATCGAATGTAAGGCAGGTAAGAACACCACGACTGCTTTACAGGACAGAGAACTTAACGCCATACGTAACGCGCGTGGTGAAGCGTGGGTAATCAACGAAGAGAATGTTGATGCAGTTGCCTTGATGTTTAGAAAGTTTTTGTAGTTTGGTAGGGGGTAGGTTTTTCATGGTTACCTACCCCGTGTCCCAGTGGGCGGTGGGCATATTCAGCAAAACACCCTCAGTTAACGATCTCGTCCACGGTATTGAGCCTTGAGTTCGTACCTCCTGCGAGATGCGTTGCCGAGTAAGCCACGAGACGGTTAGTCGTGTTAAGCAAACAAGTTGAACTGAATGGGTGGGGATACTTGCTAGTGGAAGCACGCACCATAACTTAATTAGGAGAATGATGATGGATTCGTTAGACGCAGATTTAGATAGATGGCAAGACGAGCAAGACGAGGATTACATTAACCCCGCTGATGCCGCGCGTGAACGCGCCGAGTACTTAGCTGACCAAGAAGACTGATACCAGTACCCTAGGAGATGCTGATGAGTAGCGAAGAAATTAGAGCGATGCTTAAACTGTTTGCCCGCCAGTTAGAAATAGCAGCGGAACTTAAACAAATAAAAGAGGGAACCAGATGACGACTAAACTGGAGTTGCTTAGTACTATAGAAGATATTGAAGTAGGTATAGCCGAAGCGTTGAAGCGCCCCACGATTATGCAGCGGTTAAAATTCTTTTTATCACAAAAAACTATAGCTTCGTGGAGAGCAGAGTCAGCTAAGATAAAAGCCGCACGTGATGCAAAGGTTAAACAGCTACAGACCAGAAGAGAGAATATAAATAAGGCTCTTAAGGTTTGGTTAGATGCGGGTGATGTGATAGGCAAGTACGAAGAAGTGAGGGAAACAAATGAATGGTAAAGGAAGTAGACGTAGACCGACCCTTATCCCTGCCAAAGACTTCGGGGATAACTGGGCAAAAATCTTTGAGAAACCAAAACAGAAGGAAGAAGAGAATGTTAACAGCAGAAGTACCAAGAACGAAAATGAGCGACCCCGTAGTGAACAAGCAGACAGCCCTACAGACACAAACGGGCGGGACGCACTATAAGAACATGGCTATTCAACCTGCCGAGTATGCAGAGAAGAACGGCTTGTCTTTGTTGGAAGGTAACGTAGTGAAATACATAACTAGGTGGAAGTTGAAGGGGCAACCCTTGTCAGACTTAGAGAAAGCTAAGCACTGCATCGACCTACTGATTGAGATACACAACGTCAAATGAAAATAACAATAGAAGTAGATGGCGCTGATGCCGAAGAGCTTATGGCTATGCTACAACGTGCAACCGAAGCGGTGGAAAAACTAGAAGCTATACTCGAGGAGTTCGAAGATGCTGATAAAGTGTAATGCCGCAGATCACCTGTACTTAATAAAAGATGATCCTGTACGCCCCGACTTGTTTGAAGGGAACATAAAAAGGTTTGAAGACCCGTTCCATGTTTACGCAGAAGTGAATGATGAGACGGGTGAGATAGCCGCAGTTGTTTGTGTAATCGTTTGCAAGTTTGTTCCGCAAGATGAGTTACAGATACAAGCAGTTGCCGAGGGGCGACTTACCGAGATAGAAGAAAAACTTGAGGAGCGGGAGAAAATATATGGGGAGTTGGGCACCGTGCTGTGCCCTTACTCTATCTGGTCTTATCAACGTGGGCATGGTAGAAAGTTAATTAATAATCTATTGGAAGCTGCGGCGATAATACACCCAGAAGTAGATGCAGTTATAACTATGTCGCCACACACCGCTACCGCTATGAAGTTCCACTTGGACAACGGCGCAGATATATTTGGTACGAACGCAGAGTGTGTTAACTACGAGTACGAGGTGCCTGATGTCATACTTCACTGACCCTATGGCTGCGCTAGAAGAAGCAGAGTACATAGCAAAAGAAGAGAAGCGCACTATGTGTGTGGTGGAAGTTGAACCTAACATGATTGTAGTTGTGTCGAAAAAAGCCGCCTTAGAGTTGGGCGGTATAATATTGGAAACGTGCGTTCCCTTCGAGGAGAACCACAACATATACGACTAGAGGAAAAGGTTATGTTTGTTAACGACCGGATGATAGCTGAACAATTTTATACTGCACCAGATGACGTAGTACGCATAGCCAAGATATTCACCGTAACGCGGAAGGCATTTAGTATCGCGTTGTTAGAGGCTAGATGGGATTCTTTCGACTATGAAACACGTATGCGAGCAGCAAAAACAATTCAGTGTTTAAAGACCAAAGGGTTTTTCAGATGATTACCCCTGCGATGATGTGCGTTGCTATGGCGGTGTACTTTGAAGCAAGGGGTGAGCCTACAGAAGGACAGATTGCTGTAGCTCATGTAATTCAAAACAGAATAGAAGACCCACGTTATCCAGACAATGCGTGTGACGTGGTTAAGCAGGGGTACTACTGGAACGGCGTACCTATAAGAAACAAGTGCCAGTTTAGTTTTTATTGTGACGGTAAGTCGGACGACCCGAAGAACAAACAGGCATGGTTTAACTCGTTGTACATTGCACGCTTGAGTGGTTTCGTACCTGATATTACAGATGGCGCGACCCACTACCATAGTACAAAGGTGTTTCCCCAGTGGGCATACAACGGCGAGATAACCACTAAGATAAGTAAACATATTTTTTACACAGGCATTAACTAGTGACCACTACCAAGATAGATGTGCAGACCAAAGAAAAACGTGAGGCGTTGAGCGCCGAGATTGCTAAACAAGTAGAAGAGTTTTTAGCTAAAGGCGGTACGGTAACTCAATGCCCGCCCCGTGCGTTTACAAAAACCGAAGGGTATGCGAAAAAATTTGCCGGTAGCCAGTTTGATTCTCTAACTGACCCATCCAACCGAGACGTAGGTGCGACGCGCCCTACAAAGAATAAAGGTGGGAGTGAATGAAACATATAAGGCGCATAAAAGTGTACAAAAAGCATCTTATAAGGCGCATTAAAGTGGAAAAGCAACATGTATGAATACAATTGCAAGATAGTAAGAGTCGTGGATGGAGATACAGTAGATGTGGATATTGATCTTGGCTTTGATACTTGGAAGTGCGGTGAGCGCATACGTCTTTATGGTATTGATACTCCAGAGTGCCGCACACGAGATGCAGAAGAAAAGGCTGCCGGACTCGTGGCAAAGGAGTTTGTCGAGGACACACTGCACGTCGGAGGAACGTACACCCTAACTACCAGAGAGAAGGGTAAGTTCGGGCGGTACTTAGGAGTCATCATGTTAAGCGATAGGACTTCAGTAAATGCCGCACTAGTAAGTGAGAACTTAGCGGTACCGTACCACGGGCAAAGCAAACAAGAAATAGAAGACGCGCACGCAGCGAACTATGAAATTCTAAAAGATAAGGGGTTATTGTAATGGACGTAGAAATACTAAATTTAGATAGGCAGTATTCGGGAGAGCATAACGGGTTAGCTCCCGGTATGCACGTAGAGGTAGCCGAAGGGCAAATTTACACGGTGCAACGTGTTTGCCTTGACGATGAACAATGCCATGCCGCCGCTAAATACTCCTTAATTAGCCTCCTCGAAAGCACAGAAACAATGCTAGAAGATGCAAAAAACGGGAAGCCGCAAAACTTTTTCTCTACTGACGCTGAGGAAGATAAAGTTGCTATTCAAAAGCATGTGGACGCATTAAACCTAATCGCTGGTTTTTGGTTTGGGTATAGAGACGAGTATAAAGATGGGGTTAACATAAAGTGAATATAATAACGGTAGACTTCGAGACGTACTACGACAAGACGTTTTCTCTTAGTACGCTAACAACCGAGCAGTACGTGCGAAGCCCCGAGTTTGAGGTCATAGGACTTGCGGTTAAAGTTAACAGTGGTGAAACAGATTGGATAAGTGGGCCATTCGATGCGGTTAAAAAATACTTACACGCTAACTACGATTGGGAAGGTTCTGCTGTTCTTGCCCATAACACTATGTTTGATGGCGCTATTCTTAGTTGGCTGTTTGATATTCACCCTAAGCTATGGCTTGATACGCTGTGTATGGGCCGCGCGTTACATGGTACGGAAGTTGGTGGTTCGCTTAAGTACTTGGCTGACATGTATGAGATCGGCGAGAAAGGCAACGAAGTCTTAAACGCGTTAGGTAAGCACCGCGCAGATTTTACTGAAGAAGAACTAGAACGGTACGGTGACTACTGCATACAAGATGTTGAGCTTACCTATCAGTTGTTTGAGATATTCCTAAAAGTATTCCCGAAGAAAGAACTTAAAGTAATCGACATGACGCTGCGTATGTTCACCGAGCCTAAGTTGGAGTTGGACGTAGGTAGGCTAGAAGATCACTTGGACACGCTGCAAGAACAAAAAGAAAAACTACTCGAAGAGTGCGGCATAGAGAAAGAAGAGCTGATGTCCAACCCTAAGTTCGCTAAGGCACTCGAGTCGCTGGGCGTTACCCCGCCAATGAAAACAAGTTTGCGTACGGGTAAGGAAGCCTTTGCTTTTGCTAAGAGCGACGAGGGATTCAAAGCCCTACAGGAACATGAGGACGCGCGAGTACAAGCCCTAGTAGCTGCACGAATAGGTTTGAAGAGTACGTTAGAAGAGACCCGCACCGAGCGGTTCATCGACATTGGTATACGCGGGAAAATGCCCGTACCGATTCGGTACTACGCTGCACACACAGGAAGGTGGGGCGGTTCCGACAAGATAAACCTACAGAACCTACCATCACGCGGTCCGAACGGCAAGGTATTGAAATCATGTATTTGCGCCCCCGAAGGCCACACCCTGATCGAAGCTGACTCTGCGCAGATAGAGGCCCGGGTGTTAGCTTGGTTAGCAGGACAAGTTGATCTAATTAGAGCGTTCGAGAAAGGCGAAGACGTATACAAGAAGATGGCGGCTACTATCTACAATAAGAAAGAGGAAGACATAACACCCGCCGAACGCTTCATCGGCAAGACTACTATTCTGGGTGCGGGCTACGGTATGGGTGCCGCTAAGTTCCGCGATCAGCTAAAAGGTATGGGCGTAGAGGTAGACGAAGAGGAATGTAAGCGCATCATACGGGTGTACCGCAGTGCCAATGCTTCTATTTCTCAGTTGTGGCGTGACGCACAGAATGCTGTGATGGGTATGTACCAAGGCGAACGCTACGGCATAGGTAGAGCTGGCGTACTAAAAACACTACCAGAAGTTAATGGCATACGTCTGCCGTCGGGACTCATCATGCGGTACGGTGACCTCAAAGCCGAAGAAGGTGAGATGGGGACTCAGTTTTCGTACAAGACCCGTAGAGGGTGGGTAAACATCTATGGCGGCAAGGTTATAGAGAACGTATGCCAAGGCATCGCCCGCTGTATTATGTCGGATCAAATGTTAATGATTTCAAAGCGGTACCCTATACTTCTTACTGTCCATGACTCTGTGGTATGCTGTGTTCCAGATAGCGAAGTTGATGAGGCTGCGGCCTATGTTGACTTATGTATGCGACACACACCCGATTGGGCAAAGGGTCTTCCGGTGCGTGGTGACGTGGAAACTGGAAAGAACTACGGAGAATGTACGGAATGGGTAAACCCACATGGTCTTTCAGCAGCATAAAAACTTTCGATCAATGTCCTAAGAAGTACTACCACACCAAGGTAGTTAAAGACTATAAAGAAGACTTCAACACCGAAGCCATACTGTACGGTAACGAGTTCCATGAAGCTGCGGAGCTATACGTTAGAGGTGATGTTGAGACGTTAGACCCAAGGTTTGATTACGCGTTATCTGCGTTAGACAAACTTAAAAATATGAAAGGTGAGAAGCTCTGTGAGTACAAGATGGGGCTTACCGAGAACCTTGAACCCTGCGGTTTCTTTGATAAAGACGTATGGTTTAGGGGTGTCTCTGACCTTACGATATTAGATAGAGAAGCCGGTGTAGCTAAGATATTCGACTACAAGACCGGTAAGTCTGCGAAGTATGCGGACAAGGGACAGCTTGAGTTGATGGCGCTAGCTACGTTCAAGCACTTCCCAGAAGTAAAGGTAGTAAAGAGTGGCTTACTATTTGTAGTGTGTAACGCGTTTATCAAAGAGACGTACACTATTGAGAACGAGCCTGCCCTTTGGGAAAAGTGGTTAGGTGAATACGGTAAGCTAGAGAAAGCGTTTGAGGTAGATACTTGGAACGCAAGGCCAACGGGGCTTTGCCGCGCATGGTGCGTGGTACTGGAATGCCCACATAACGGTAAGAGGTAACGACATGCCTTATAAGAACCCGAAAGATAGACCCAAGCAAAAGAACAAGCCCGTAGGCAGTCCTGAGTTTGAAGCTCGAATGGAACGCCA